TAAGCTTTCCATATATCTTAACTAAGTCATCAGGTGTTAGTTGTCCTACTTTTTCAAACAAATGAGGAAAATAATTGTTCAAGAATGGACCTATCTCTCCTGATTTGTACATGCCCTTCATGTTTAACTTAGTTACTTCATCAGCGCTTTTAATTATGCCTGCTCTTTCTGCTTCTTTACCTATAATTGTTAAAAGCTTTTGTATGTCATCTTTTATTTTATCTAAAGCATCATCTCCAACTTTACGATTACCTTCTATAGCATCTACAATATCATCAAATTGTAGCGGAGTTAAATCTTTAGCATTGTCTAAGATACGTTGAGCTTCAGCTTCCCAAGCTTTAGCTACTTCGCTAGATATTTCTAAATTTTCTGACACTTGCTTTTTAATACGCATGCTTATTACATTTAAAGACTTACCTTTTAATGCTTTATATGCTTTGGGTCCTAGTCCTACTGCTAGTCCTGCTGCTAGTGCTTGTTGAAAAGGTTCTCCCTCTTCCTTATCTCCTAATGCGTAACCTGCTATAGCTGCTCCTCCTGCTGCTACAGGTAACATGTTAGGTTTTCTATCAAAGAATCCTGTCACTCTTTCTGCGTAACTAGGTGTGGTGTTTATATCTATTTCTTCAGGTGTTTGTGTATTAGCTGCTATTTCTGCTTTTACTTTTTCTACATCAACATCGCTGTTAGACATCTTTTCTCTTTCTTTGATAATCATGCTGTTACGAACCTCAGCCATAGCCTCATCACTTAAGAAAGCATCTCTTGTCTGTGCATCTGGAAACTCTGTTTGCGTTTTAGCTACTTTAATCTTACCTTTTTCTCTAGCTAGCATAAATACTTGCCAGCTATTAAAGTCTTGTAAGTACCAGCTTTCCATAGGAGATATATCTTTATAGTTTACATCTCCATCTATTGTTCTAAAAGTTTTTGCTAGCTGTACTTCATCTTTTACAAGCCAAGGTAGTCCTCCATCTGTAGCATCTATAGTTTGAATACCTCTAAACCCTGCTAATGCTCCTCCTTTAGCTCCCCAACCATTATCATCAGCTATTTTCCTGCCTGCTGGCGTACTAATATCTACACTTCTGTAATCTCTACCTTCCCTTATATCAGGAAAAACTCTATCAGGATTATCTTTTAACTCTTGTACATTTTTCTTTATAGTAGCTTCTGCTCTAGGAGGTATTACTTGTTTTTGTAACTCTTTTAACTCTGTTTTATCTGTAGATGTATTTTCTTTAGCTTTAGGTGAACCTCTACTAGTTCTAGCCAGTACACCTAGTCCTGCTAATACACCAAATGCAGAGCCAAAGGCAGCTCCTGCTTTGACGTTTTTACTTTTTACATCTCCTTGGTCCAGTTTTGTATATAAAGCCTCATAACTAGCTCCTGCTGCGCCACCTGCTCCTATACCTGTACCCATCTTAGCTAATCCTCTAAGAGCAGCAGGCTGTATATTGTTTAATTTATTAAGCGCTTGAGATATAGAGTTAGCTCCAGCAGCTCCTTTAGCTGTAAGTCCTAACCACGCAAGTACACTTAAAGGTAAGTCTTTTAATATTTCAGCAGTAAATACACCTCCAGCATAAGATGGATTATTAGCTAATGTTTTTAAAAGCTTTAGTATTTCACCTTCATCTTCTGGATTTACTCCCCATCTGCTATTGAAGCTTTGACCTTTAGTATCCATAGGAGCATCTAAATCTCCTTTTGCTTTATTAAAGACATACTCTAAATCTCTTTGCATTAAAGCATCTCTTCTTTTTCTTTCTTCTAAATCTTTAAGTTCTTCTTCAGTAAGTTTTCTATATTTACTTAATTCTTCATAAGCTGATATACTGTCTTCAAGAGCTTGCTTACCAAACTGTATGCCATTTCTTTGGACATACCATTTTCTCTGCTCATTGTCACTAGCTCCTTTACTTAACAACAAACCAGTTAAACCCGAAGTAAACCAAGAGCCTATGCTTTGATGTCCACCTATAAACCCAGAGTTGTAACTATATTTCTGGTTCATAGGAGGATACATAGCAAGCTCTGCTCTTACTTGCGCCTCTCTTTCTTCAAGTGTTTGTAAAGGTAAAGCCATTTACCTAAAGTTATTAAAGTAAGACTCTAAGTTACCTGATGTAATCTGTTGTCCATCTACAGTTATAGTAGAACCTGTGTACTGTTCTTCTACTTGGTCTGGAGTATGTTTCCATCCACCTGAACCACCTTGTCCACCAGCAGATACTGTATATTTATATTTCCAAGTACCCATCTTACCGTTGTGCATGCCTTTAAAATCAGGTCCAGCAGGAGAAGTTACAGGATTAAACCCTTGAGGTGTTTCATCTTTAGGAGCTGGAGTATTAGTACTCTGAGTTTCTGTAGAAGTATCTGTAACAACAGGAGTATCAAAAGCTTCAGTTTCTGCGGTAGGTGTTTGTATAACACCAGCATCTTGAGCAGCTCGTTTATTTACATATAAATCTTGTTGTGTACTAATCCATGTATCTAAATCATTTTGGAATGACTTAGCATCTTTTTGTTTTTTTCTAGCCTTAGCTATAATTTCTCTAGCTTTAGCTAAAGTAGTAGGTGGGTTATCAGCATCAAATTCAAAGTTATGTCTTTGTAAATAATATTGAATGTTAAGTGCTAAGCCTTCATTAGAAGCATCTCTTTGAAAATCTTTCATATAAATACTAGCGTTACGTTTCTTCATAGCTTCTACTTGAGCATTTTCTGTAGCTAATTCTGTCTGTACAATATTAGCCTCTGTTTGCGCAGCTTCTAGTATTTGATTTTGTAACTGAGCTGCTTTTTCAGGAGCTATTACTCTTATTCTTTGTAAAGCTTTTTCTCTTCCTTCAGCAGTAGTAAAGTCAGATGTTTCATAAATCTCTTGTAGCAAATCTTCTTCATCTTGAAAGCCTGCTAGTTTACCTAGTCCTTGAAACATACCTCCATAACCAGAGTATGCTCCTAACATAGGTGCATTTGTGTAGCCTTCAGAAGTAGCTACTGTTACATCGGCTGGGTTAAAATCAAACATTCCCATTATATTCTCCTATAAATTTGCTCGTACAACAGATGGTGTTTGCCCTGCTCCGTTATATTGTTGTTGTGTTGTGTAACTTCTTGTACCTTGACTTATCATACCTTGAGGTTTATACTTTTTAAAACTTGATATAGCATCTCCAATACCTGCATACTTACCCATAGTAGCATTAGCACTTGTTAATCCAGCTCCAGATAAATATTGAGAACCTAACATAGCAGCTGGTCTTAACATACTTCCTGTTTCTATACCTAAACCAGCATAAGTTACAGGTTGCTGTCCTAAAGTAATAGCATCTGAAACATCTCCTGAAATTCTAGCTCTATATTTATCTATTAAGTTCTGAACTCTATCACTAGCTGAAAATCTAGCTTGTAAATTAGTAGTACCTTGAGCTTCTCTTAAAGCTTGAGCTTGACCCATACCTCCAGTAGAACCTAACATACCTCTAGCTACTAATTGAGCATCTAAAGCTTCTCTTTGTTCTGCCTGCTCAGGTCGAAGTAAAGCCATTTGTTGCTCATAGTACCTGTTCTCTGCTGACAAAGGGTCAGATTCTAAACCTTGTAAGTAATTTCTATTAGCAGTAGCAGAGCTAAGCATAGCATCTTGTTGTGCTTGTAAGTCTTTAGATAAAGTTAGATTTAATTGTCTTCCTTCATTATCAAAAGAAGCTCCTCCTAAAGAGCCTGATACGCTGTAAGGCGAAGACATATCTAAAGCATAACGAGCAGCTTTTTCTTGAGCTTGTCTATTTTGCTCTGCTGCTTTAGAGGCTCCTCTAGATTTTATAGCGCTTCCTATTGCGCTTGCTATTAAAGTCATTGCTGCTGCTGCTGCCATTCTATTCTCCTATGCTGTGCGTTTCCACATATAGACTACTATATATGGTTGTAAGTTATTATGTGCTCCACCGCCACCTGTACTACTAATGGTAAAACTACCATTGCTTCCACCACCTGAAGCTTTATCAGGGTCCCCGTCTGTACCAAGACCTCTTGTAAGAGCAGGACTTAAACTGTGGTTGTGTGAAGGCATTTCTGCTATTGATAATGTATCTGTTTCAGCACCACCTTGAGCATTAAGTGTATCAAATGTACCACTTCCTGCTTTACCTACTGGAACCCTGCCTTCTGCGTAAGCTGCCCAAGTACCAAATCCAAGAAGTGTTGCTGGGTTTGTGCTAACTGCCGCGTTTGTGTATATAGAACCAACTGGATATAAAGCAGCCTTAACTGCTGTTAGTGCTGCGGTAACAAAAGCTGTAGTTGCTACTTGTGTTGTATTAGTTCCTGCATTTGCTGTAGTAGCATTAAAAGATTCTGTAGCATCTCCATTAAGGTCTGCTTTAGAATTAATAGCTGTTCTTGCAGCAGTAAATTCAGAATTAAAGTCCGCGCCGGATATTACTTTTGCTGCATTTGAATCAGATAGCGCGTCTTTACCTGCCCAATCAACTGCTATAATATAATCACTCATCGTATTTTCCCTTGTAAAGATGTAATTGACAAATCTTGAATAGAAGCATCATAACCATTAGATATAATATTCAAGTTTATTTTTAATGTTTTAGCTCTACCTGTTAAAGGTATTCTATATTCTTGTAATCCATGGATAGGAGCATACTTTGCAGTAGCGTACAAGGAGGAAGAATTACCCCATAAAAAATTAGTTCCTGTAGTACCAGGAGCTAAGCTTACCTCAGTACTATTAGAAGAAGATAAACTATAATCTTTATACCAACTAATACCTAAAGTAGCTCCTGAACCTCCTTCTACTACTAGTCTTAACTTTTTTAATATAGCTGAAATTATAGTATCTCCCATAGGTATCCATATAGAAGACACATTAGCAGTAATAGGGGCATTAGTATAGCTGGCTGCGTTATTAACCCACGCCAAATCTGTATCATAATATCCTTCATATCCTGCTATTCCTCCATCTTTTTGCCCTACTAATAAACCAGAATATAATTCTGTCTGAATCATACTAGAAGGTTCTCTATCGCTATTAAAAGTCCAAGTTGTTATTCTAGGTGCTTTATTAGGAGTATATTGTTTAAAATCAAAAACATAAGTAATGTTAAGACTTGTAAAAGTAAGAATATAAACACCTTCGTCTTCTAAATAAACAGATTTAACATCAGTACTTTGTCCTATGTTTCTTATTAAAGTATCTTTTATATTAACACTATAATCAGTTAAGGGTACTTTATCTTTTTCTGTAGTACGCAAAAGAGAACGCAATCCTGTAGCAGAAAGAAATACTAAATCATCTCCTACCGCTTGTACTGAATCTCTATTAACTAAACCTACACCACCAATAAGTTCGTTTAAAGACATGTTAGTAGCATCATCAGGATTATCGTATATAGCTATATGATTCTTACCAAAGACAACTAATTGTCCAAAGAAAGGAGCAATAGCTATAATTTCATCGTTACCCCATACACTTTTTAAATCAATAAATCCTGCGCTTCCACCTGTCCAGTCATCACCATCTAATAAATTAGAATAATACAAAACATCAGGAGCTTCTGAAACTCCACCTACCCAAACTCTACCATAAACACCTGCTCCGCAACTAGGGTCAAATAATGAAGTTATAGACGCAGGGTCAGTCGCATGAACTGTCCATTTGGAACCAGAGCCTAAACTACCATCATATCTTTGTGGCACTACTCCTGTATGTAAACAATGTAACCTTCTATTAAAATTAATAAATTGCCAATTACCTGTACTATTAGCAACAGTATGTTTAACATCAGCACCGCTGCTAGGAAACGCAGCATTAGGTGAAGTAAAATCTATAGTATATATACTTGTACCATAGCTAGCAAATATCTTATGTGTATTCCCATCTTTATGCTCTACCATAGAGCCTATAGCTGTACCAGTAGGTACTGTTTTTTGTTTAAACCCTTTTCTAAAAGATATTCTTCCTGACTCTCTAAGCATTACATTATCAGCAGTAGTAAGAAAGGAAGCGTCTAAAACAGAAGGATTATATTGTGTATTTAATCCATTAACACCTAAGTTAGTTAGAGCTTGATATGTTAGCTGTTTAGCCATTAATGAATATTCCCCATAAACCAATCAGATTCAAATTGAGCATTGCCACTATCCATCATAATAGCCTGTGAAATAGCAGAAGCAGCTTCTTGTGCTGCTATAGATGATTGCGTACCTCCATCTTCTCCTCTTTCAGATAAAGCTCTAGCATAAGCTCCTAGTATTAAAGGTTTTGTAGGTATTTTAACAACAGTAGCAGCATTAGTAAGTACATCTTGGTACTTAACTATGTCAAAAGAAATAGTTTCTGCTTTACTAGGAGTAGGTGATAAATCTACTTTA